AACCACTCCAGCAGTCGAAGCAACACCTACAGTTGAGGCTGCCGCAGTTGAAGCTGCTCGCCCTGCTGTAACAGCAATGGCTTACACAAAGCCACGCATTGAAGTAACAGCTGCAAAGTATGCAGAGAACACAATCCGTGCAGCACTCGGAGACGACGCAGCTCGTCAATGGATCGCAGCAGCGGCAGACACATCTGACAACGCTGGTCTCGTGCCAACACGTCAACTCTCTGAGATCATCAACCCTCTCGGAACAACCATCCGCCCATCAATCGATGCAATCTCTCGTGGAGTGCTTCCAGATGCAGGTATGACATTTGAGATCCCTAAGATCACACAGATGCCAACAGTTGCAATCGAGCCAGAAGGCGACGCATTTAGCGACACAGATCAAAACTCAAGCTTCCTTTCAGTAACAGTACAGAAGTACGCTGGACAGCAGACATTCTCAGTTGAATTGCTAGATCGTACATCTCCAGCATTCTTCGATGAGCTCGTCCGCAACATGGCAGCAGCTTATGCAAAGACAACTAACGCAGCTGTAAACGCTGCACTTATTTCAGGTGCAACTGCAGATGCGACAACAACAGTCACATACCCAACTGCAGCAGAACTCCTAGGAATTGTTGCTCGCGGATCAGCATCTGTCTATGGCGCAACAGCAGGACTTCCAAATCCATTCGCTCGCAACATGGTCGTATCAACAGGACAATGGTCAAACATCATGTCACTTAACGATGCAGGACGCCCTATCTACACAGCGTCACAACCAATGAACGCAGGCGGAGCAGTTGCTCCAACTTCACTCACAGGTAACGTTGCTGGACTCAACCTTTACGTTGATCCAACAAACGGCGGCGATGGCGATGGAACAATCCTCATCGTTAACCCAGATGCGTACACATGGTACGAGTCACCAACCTACCGCCTACGCGCAGAATCAACTGCAGCAGGACAGGTAACAATCGGCTACTACGGCTTTGGCGCAATCGCTACAAAGGTCGCAGCAGGCGCATTCAAGAACAACAAGGCGTAAGCCAAACTAAGTCGCTCCAGGGGTAGTGCCCTTCTACCCCTGGAGTCTTTAGAAAGGATCAGAGCATGGCATTGACTACAGTTGCAGAGCTTCGCACCGCCCTCGGCGTTGGCACTCTCTATACTGATGCAGTCTTGCAGCAAGTCTGCGATGCCGCAGATAACGTACTCTTGCCCTTTCTATGGAAGAATCAGCAATACATCGTTGCCCACGGCAACACGGGAACAGTCGGCACTCTTTACTTCGATCAGAATATCCGTGAAGTGTTTTATGTCGGCCAATCGGTAGTGATTTCAGGCGCAGGCACAAAATACAATGGCACTAAGACAATAACGGGCGTTGATGCTCGATCATTTAATATAACAACGACTCACACTAGCGACAACCCACGTCACACAGTCGAGCCTTTTGGAATTGCAGCAGCTGAGACTTATACAGATTATTCAACCATCCCAGCAATTCAAGAAGCTGCGCTTATGATCTCGATCGACATCTGGCAGTCTCGCCAAGCTCCTTCTTCTGGAGGCGTCACGATCGATGGCTACCAGCCTTCTCCTTACCGCATGGGCAATACCCTTCTCGCTCGCGTTCGTGGCCTTCTCGCGCCTTATCTTGATCCGAGATCGATGGTGGGCTAATGGCCGCCATATCAACACTCCGCGCAGGAATCGCCTCAGCTCTTACAGACAATACAAAATATTCAGTTTTCTCATTTCCGCCTGCAACACCCATTGCCAATAGCGTAATAGTTGCACCTGCTGATCCTTATATCTCACCATCTAACGGCTGGCATTCAACTATTTCGCCTATGGCCAATTTCGTAATTTCCGTAATGGTTCCTTTGCTCGATAATGAAGGCAACCTTAACGGGATCGAAGATAACATCGTTCGGGTATTTAACCTGCTCGCTGCATCTTCTTACACCTATAACGTCACAGATGTATCCGCCCCGGCGGTTCTCAGTGCCGCTTCAGGTGATCTACTTACATGCAATATCAATATCTCAGTCCTAACGAGTTGGAGCTAAAATGTCCGAGTGGGAAAAAGAGCAAGAGGCCTTCCTGATCAAGATCGGGCAGGTAGCACCATCAACACCTAAGCCAGTAACTACTAAGAAAGACGAGGAATAATCTCATGGCTGTATTTCTAAATAACAAGGTCGGCGTGAAGATTAACACTGTCGATCTTTCAGACCACGTTACCGCAGTAACACTTAACCGCACTTTTGACGAGCTCGAAGTGACAGCAATGGGCGATGGCGGACACAAGTTCGTTAAAGGCCTTGAGGCTTCATCAGTCACAATCGACTTCCTTAATGACACAGCAACAGCCAACGTCCTACAGACTTTGCAAGCTGCGTGGGGAACAAACGTCACAGTAGTTCTACTACAGGAAAAGGGAACCGCAGTATCTGCGACTAACCCTCTCTACACAATGACATGCCTGATCAACTCAACGACAGACATCAACGGCAGCGTTGCTGATCTTGCAGTCCAGAGCCTGACATTCAACGTATCAGGTACTACAGTAGTAGCCACAACAGGTACATTCTAAGAAACTAAACAAAGGGGCACAGCATGGCAAAGTTAATAGTCACGATGGCAGACAACACAGTTACCGAGATCGAGATCACTCCTCGATTGGAGTACGCGTTCGAGCTATATGCTAAAAAGGGATTTCACAAAGCGTTCCGCGATGATGAAAAGCAATCGGATGTCTATTGGCTTGCATGGGAAGGCCTTAGGTTAAGTGGAACCACAGTCAAGCCATTCGGCGCAGACTTTCTCGAAACTCTAAAAAGTGTCGAGGTTGCAGAGTCTAGCCCCCTGGCCTAGGCAGGGATAGCATCCACTATCTCATCGCTCGGTTGAGCATTGAGACGGCTATCCCTCCACAATCTTTAATCGATCTAGATTCATCGATGCTTCAGATGCTACTTAAAGCGCTGAAGGATAGAGCAAAGGAGCAGGCAGATGCCTACAGAGCTAAAAGGCGCTAGTGCGCTTCGCAAGGCTCTAAAGCAATTCTCGCCTGATCTTGACAAAGAGACTCGTGATGAGATGGTCGGATTCCTTAAGCCAGTAGTAAAGAAGGCTAGAGGATTTCTCCCATCTAACGCAGAGGCTCCATCTGGATTCGTAAAGCATGAAGTCAAGACCGCCAAGTTCCCGATGTACGATGCCGCAGAGGCTCGTCGAGGGATTGGCTACAAGCTCACACCTACCAAGCCTAATCGCCAGGGATGGGTGCAATCTGTATCGATCCACAATAAGACCGCCGCAGGTGCAATTGTGGAGACTGCTGGTCGCAAGTCTGGAATGACAGGCAACTTCTCACCAAGATTTCAAGGTTCATTTGCTGGCCGTAACAAGATGCAAGGTCGTGCAATGTTTAAGGCTTACGACCAGGATCAAGGCAAGGCCAAGGTCGGAGTAATCCGAGCACTAGAGAAGGCCGCCGCTAAGTTTAACGCGAAAGGCAATAACAATGGCTGAGTTACGGATTCCAATTGTCGTCGAGAACAAAGGTAAGAAAGCACTTGGCGACACGAGCAAAAGCGTTAGCGCCCTTGATAAGGGAGTAAAGCGATTAGGCAAGAGTCTCCTTGCAGTTTTCGGAGCCCAGCAGCTTCTAAAGTTCGCTAAGAATGCATCAAAGGCATTCATCGAAGATGAGAAGGCCGCCAATCGCCTTGCCCTAGCAGTCAAGAATCTTGGCTTAGAGTTCGAGACTCCACGCATCGAGCGTTATATTTCCGATCTGTCAAAGATGTCTGGCGTAACCGATGATCAATTACGTCCAGCGATGCAGCGTTTATTGCAGACTACTGGCTCAGTTACTAAGGCTCAAGAGTTACTTACTCAGGCGACCGACATCGCCGCCGGGTCAGGCGTTGATTACGAGACAGTTGTCAATGACTTAAGCATGGCCTACGTTGGTCAGACTCGTGGACTTCGCAAGTATTCGCTAGGACTTTCTCAAGCTGAACTAAAGACCATGAAATTCACGGATGTTCAGGAACGACTTAATAAACAATTCTCTGGCGCCAATGCAGAATTTCTAACAACTTATGCAGGTAAGTTGCAACTCATAACAACCGCAGCAGGTGAGGCAAGCGAGAAGATCGGCGGAGCGCTTGTCGAGTCTCTCGTCTCAGTATTCGCAGCAGGTGACACAACACAATTCGTAAACCAGATCGATACCCTTGCAACCAAGATTGCAGATACAGTCTCAGCAGTAGTATTTGGATTTCAAAAGTTATACGTTTTGACAAGCGATCGTGCCATCCTTGCTAGTTTCAATCCTTTTGACGACTATGAAAAGAATGCCCTAGCGGCCATTGAGGCAGCGGAGAAGGCAGCCAAGTTTAGACGTAACATGCCATCAAGCGGCTACCTGGGTTCTCAACCTATGGGTATTTATGAAACATCTGCGCAGATCGCGGCTCGTAAGAATGCAGAAGCGGCAGCAGCCAAGCGCGCTAGAGAATTAGCGGCGCTTCAGAAAAAGACTTTGGATACACAGAAGAAGTCCTTAGCCTTGCAGAAGGCCTCAAAGACTCTTAACCTCGAAGCCATCGGTATTGAAGCAGCTCTTAAGGGTCAGATCAGTGAGACTGATCGCCTATCTCTTAACTTGCAAAAGGCTTTGCTTGATGGCAATGCAACCCTAGCCACGAGCATCTCAGATCAATTAGATGCCGCTATTAAGCGCAATAACGAACTGCGCCTTGCCTTGCTCGCTACTCCTAAAGCACCTAACCCTTTCTCAGAATGGTCAGTTCCTAAACTTGATTTTGGTGGGAACATGTTAGGCACTCCCGTACCTAATTTCGTACCACCTGCCTATGCAATGCCACCAACCTTCGGGCAACAAGGTGGCTTGCCTGCTGGCGTCGTCGCAGGGGTTAATCCTAGA